CACAATGGCCGACCTTAAAGGCGGCACAACTGGTCAGATTCTTGCAAAAGCAACAAACACTGACATGGATTTCACCTGGATTACAAATGACCAGGGAGACATCACCGCGGTGAACACAACTGCACCCCTTGCAGGTGGTGGCACAAGTGGCGCACTAACTTTGTCAATTGCAGCGGCAACAACTGCCGTTGTGGGTGCAGTGCAATTATCTGATTCGACATCAACAACATCATCAGTTTTAGCAGCCACGCCAACCGCGGTGAAATCAGCCTATGACCTTGCTGACGGCGCAATTGCAAAGTCAACAGTGACAACCGCTGGTGACATTATTTATCGCAATGCAACAGTTCCAACCCGATTAGGACTTGGAACGGCTGGACAGGTTTTGACAGTAAATACTGGTGCAACTGCACCTGAATGGAAAACACCAGCAGCAGGTGGAGGCGGTAAAGTTTTGCAAGTTGTAAGCACTACTTATTCAACCGCAACCACTATTGCTTCAACATCAATGACGGACACAGGAATTACGCTTTCAATTACACCAACATTAAGCAGTTCAAAAATCTTGGTTCTTATGTCCGTTGTCAGTCAAATACAACGCAATAGTTCTAATGCTGGTGGTTCTGCCCAACTTATGCGAGGAGCAACTGCCATTTTAAGTTATACCGGCAACGATATTGGTTGGCAATTCAACAGTAATGGCAACGGTACTAATACTTACGATAAAGCAAGTTTTTCTGTTGTTTATTTAGACGCACCAGCCACTACATCTTCAACAACTTACAAATTACAAGGTCGCTCAGAAGTCACATCAAATAGCGGCCAAATAATTTTTCAAGCCGACAATTCTCCTTCAACAATTACACTCATGGAAATCGGTGCATAATGGCTACCACATCACAAGTTTTAGGTTTTTTAATTCCAGACGGCGGTTATGTCGCAGTTGGTGAAGAATATGAAGGCATTACATTTTTAGAATGTGAACCAATTACCAAAGCGCAATTTGAAGCGGGTTTTGCCCAATATGACGCATGGGAAGCCGAACAAGAAACAAAAGCACTTGCAGACAAAGCAAGCGCACAGGCCAAACTTGCTGCACTTGGTTTGACGGCTGATGATTTGAAGGCACTAGGTTTATGACTTACCCGTTGGGTACTTCAGCTGCACTGATTGAAATTGCAAAGGCTGAAATTGGCACTATTGAGGAAGGCGACAACCTCACCAAGTATGGCAAATTTACAAAGGCAGACGGTTTGCCTTGGTGTGGAAGTTTCGTCAATTGGTGTTGCTCACAAAGTGGCGTCAAGATTCATTCAGTTGTGGGCACTGCAATTGGTGCGCATAAGTTTAAAGAAATTAACCGTTGGTCAAATATGCCACAGTTGGGTTATTTGGCTTTCATGGATTTTCCTCATGACGGCATTGACCGCATTTCTCATATTGGCATTGTTGTGGGTTTAATTGACGACAAAACATGCGTGACGATTGAAGGCAACACCAGTGGAACAGGCGACCAACGAAATGGTGGCATGGTTATGGTAAAGGTGCGCAACGTTGGCAAAGAGATTGTTGGGTTTGGAATTCCCAAATTCGTACCTTACAAGGGCGAACACCCAACAGTTGAAATACCAAAATCGGGAGAAAAACCGACAAAGGAGAAAACAAAAAAATGGACAAAGCCAAAGCCTTAATCGCCTCATGGGCACGCTCATTCATGGCAGCAGCACTAGCCTTATACATGGCAGGTGTGACAGACCCAAAGACACTTGCAATGGCAGGTGTTGCAGCGATTGCACCAGTTGTTTTGCGCTGGTTAAATCCGCAGGATAAGAGTTTCGGGTTAACGGGGAAGTAGCCCGAAAACTCACCGCAGCAGGATTGGCTTGGGCACTTGCGCTAATCCTGACTGCGTGTGGGTATCAGGGTTGGACACGTTATGAGTGCCAAGAATATGAAAACTGGTCAAAACCTAAGTGCCAAAAACCGCAATGCGTCCCCACTGGAACGTGTACTGACGACATACTTGGATTCTCAACATTACAAACCAGCACGCCGTCGAACCCCTGAGGACGTCCACGCGCAGCTGATTTTAATTATTGGTTCAACACTTGCAGCCGTGTTTTTAGTTGTCACCGTTGGCATAACTTACGCGCTAATTTTTGTCACCCAGCCAATCGGGGCACAAGCACCCAATGACGCAGCCTTTATTGACTTATTGAAAACCCTGGCTATTTTCTTGACTGGTTCGTTGGGCGGTGTGCTTGCTGGAAACGGACTAAAATCCAAGCCAAAGTCAGGTGACACGCCGACAAACACGCAAGGTTCTTGATTTGGCGCGCCTTATGCGTCACCCTGAGTGCAGGTGGTAGTCGTTACCACCAAGAATCGGGAGAATTCAAAATGGTCGTTGACTTATTAGACCCGCAGACTTTGCGGGCTTTATTCTTAATCGGTGTGCTTTGCACTTTAGCCGCCGCCTTAGGTTATTCATGGGGGCACAAAGACGGAAGCCGTGAAGGTTATACACGCGGGCGTGCTATCAGTCGCCACATCTCACAACAAAAAAGGGCGGTCAAATAAATGGGATTCCTGGACAACTACGAAGCAAGCCGTGAGCGTTTAGAACGCTGGAATCGCACCTACCCACTAGGGCGTATTGAAACTAGCATTGTTGAATTTAATGCTGACAAGGGTTATGTTTTAGTTGAAGCAAAGGCCTTTAGACACGAAGACGATACGCGTCCAGCAGCGGTTGATTTTGCCTATGGCTACCAGGGCGCATACCAACAGAACATGAAACGTTGGTTTGTTGAAGATACAGTCACCAGCGCAATCATGCGCGTGCAGCAACTGGTCATGGGCGGTGCTGAACGAAGCACCAAAGAAGTTATGGAACAGGTAGAAAAGACGTCAGCAAAGGTTGCAAACACAGACAAGAATTATGACTACTGGACAACCAAATTTGGTGACGTTCCAAGTTACAAGACCGAAGAAGACATGGAAGCAGCTGGTGTTCCAACTTTGGCGTCAGGCGTTGCAGAAATTGCAAAACAACTTGGCGGTGAATTAGTTGCCGAAGCACCACAATGCCGTCATGGCCACCGTGTTTTCCGCAGTGGAAACAGTGCGAAGACTGGCAAGGACTGGGCAAACTACTCATGCGTAGGGCGTAAGCCTGACCAGTGTGACCCCGTTTGGCTAGTGCTAACCAGCGACGGAACTTGGAAGCCACAAGTATGAGCGACTACATGGAAATTGTTAACCCACAAACCATGATTGGCAAACTGCTCAAGAATGGCGAAGTGGTCGAAGAATACAAAATGGAACAATGCGACAGGTGTTCAATGCTCACAAGACTTGACGCATTTGGCTATCAAAAGGGCTACGGCAATGAAAAGATTATTTGGTTTTGTAAGGACTGCCGTTGAAAATGACATTGACCCGCGAGGAAGAATTTACGTGTCACGACGCAGCAATTCATTTGGCAAAGGCTAACACCGACTATTGGCAAACGAGGTCAGGCGGTTACTCAACTGAGAAATCACTTCATGACCTGATTGCACAAGACGCCCAAAGTATCGGCAGCGAATGGGTCGTTGCCAAATACCTAAACGTTGAGTTCAATCCATTTGAGCAAAAAGGCAAAACCAAGGCTGACGTTGGTTCACACTTTGAAGTTCGTTGGACTAAGTACCTTGCAGGGCAGCTGATAATTCACGAATACGACCGCACTGACGACGTGGCAATCCTGGTCACTGGTGAATCACCGCATTTCTTCATTGCGGGTTGGATTCCCATTGCCATGGCTAAACGACCAAAGTACCGACACAGTAAGCAACCCAACTGGTGGGTTACCCAAATCAACTTGCAACCTATTGAAAACCTTAGGAGAAGCAACTATGGACACATTTCAGTTTGAGTGCAGAAAATGCAAAAAGGTAACGAAGCAAGTAATCCACAAAGTAACGGACAACCTTCCCACTGGCGTGGAAGTGATTCAATGCACCAAGTGCGAAGTCATGAGGGTTGCACAGATAGGTCAACCCAATGCCAATCTATGAGTTTAAATGCACGGTGTGCCAAATCAGTGTTGAGGTGGATAAATCAATCCACGA